AATCTCGGACTCACTGTTTCCTACGAGACGTATCAGCTTGACGTGGAACGGGCCGAGAAAGCACCTGCATCTCGAAATGACATTCTGGCGAAGCGCTTCGGCATTCCTATGGAGGGCTACACATACTTCTTCACGTATGAGGAGACCATTCCTCACCGCAAGAAGGAGTACTGGGGAATGCCTTGTGCTGTTGGGGCTGACCTCTCACAGGGAGACGACTTCTGCGCTTTCACTTTCCTGTTCCCGCTGAGTCACGAGAAGTTCGGCGTCAAGGTTCGCGCCTACATCACGGAGCGAACTCTGATGCTGCTGCCCAATGCTGCTCGTCACAAGTACGAGGAATTCATCAACGAGGGCACTCTTCACGTGATGCCGGGCACGGTTCTCGACATCATGCAGGTCTACGAGGATCTGGACGAGTACATTATCAAGTCTGAGTACGACTGCCGCACTCTGGGCTTCGACCCGTACAACGCCAAGGAGTTCGTGGATCGCTGGGAAGCTGAGAACGGCCCCTTCGGAATCGAGAAGGTCATCCAGGGCGCCAAGACCGAGTCTGTTCCGCTCGGCGAGCTGAAGAAGATGAGCGAAGATCGCATGCTTCTCTTCGACGAACAGCTCATGTCGTGGTCGATGGGTAACTCGATCACTCTCGAGGACACCAACGGCAACCGTAAGCTCCTGAAGAAGCGGCAAGAGGAGAAGATCGACAACGTGGCCGCCATGATGGACGCTTACGTGTCCTACAAGCGCAATCCCGACGCGTTCGAATAGAAAGGAGGTGAGGCGATGGCACCATTCAGCCGTAGGTTGAAGCATGCCTGGAATGCGTTCACAGGCGCAGAGCAACGACGGGCAACAGCACCGTACACGGAGTACTACGGCGCTAGTACTGGTCGACGGCCCGACCGTCCTGTCGTATTCATGGCGAACGAGCGATCGATCATCTCCTCGATCTACACTCGCATCGGCATCGATGTGGCTTCGGTCAAGATCCGGCATGTCCGTGTCGACGATCAGGACCGATATTTGGAGGACATCGACAGCGGCCTCCAGAACTGCCTCACCGTCGAGGCGAACGTGGATCAGGCGGCGCGGATGTTCCGCCAGGACATCGCCATGACACTGATCGAAGAGGGCACATGCGCTGTTGTGCCCATCGATACCACGATCGACCCCAGTACGTCGGGCGGGTTCGACATAAAGACATTGAGAATCGGCCGAATCGTGCAGTGGTACCCGTATCACGTGCGAGTCAATGTCTTCAACGAGCGGACCGGGCAGCGGGAGGACATCACCGTCCCCAAGCAGACGACGGCGATCATCGAGAACCCGCTGTACCAGGTGATGAACGAGCCGAACTCCACTCTGCAGCGGCTCGTGCGCAAGCTGAACCTTCTCGACCAGACCGACGAGCAGAACTCCTCGGGCAAGCTCGACCTCATCGTTCAGCTTCCGTACGTCATCAAGTCCGAAGCTCGTCGTCAGCAGGCCGAGCAGCGTCGGCAGGACATCGAGTTCCAGCTCAAGGGGAGCAAGTACGGAATCGCCTACACGGACGGCTCCGAGAAGATCACCCAGCTCAACCGGCCGGTCGAGAACAACCTCCTCACGCAGGTCAAGGATCTCACCGATCTTCTTTACGTTCAGCTGGGGCTCACAGCGGGTGTCATGGCAGGAACGGCGCCCGAACCCGAGATGCTGAACTACTGGGATCGCACCGTCGAGCCGATCATGGACGCGATCACCGAAGCGATGCACCGCACCTTCCTCACCAAGACCGCTCGTTCGCAGAAGCAGAAGATCATGTACTTCCGCGACTACTTCAAGATCGTTCCGATCAGCGGCGACGGTGGAATGGCGGACATCGCGGACAAGTTCACTCGTAACGAGATCCTCACCTCGAACGAGGTCAGGCAGATCGTCGGCTTCAAGCCGTCCAAGGAGCCGAAGGCCGATCAGCTCGTCAACAGCAACATGCCTCAGGGCGATACCGGAGTTCCTCCCGCGGAGGGAGACGTTCCCGCAGAGGGTGACGTTCCGGATGTCTCCAGGATGAGCACGCAGGAGATCTTCGACTCACTGGAGGTGCCCGGTGAAGCTGCCTGACGGCACAATCCTCATGCACGCGCGCGCGCCGTATGACCCGAAGAAGGCGCACGAGTACTACTTGAGGACCAGGAAGTTGAAAGGGCGGAAGCCCGGCGCCGCTCAGCCCCCCAAGCTGACTCCAGCTGGTGGACGGCAGCTTCCGAAGGCCCCGCCCAAGAAGCACACGCAGATCTCGCAGTTGTCTCCTCAGCAGAAGGCCGAGCTTCGCGCCTACGCCGCTCAGCGGGTCCAGGCGGCGCAGAAGAAGCTCAACGATCTCAACAAGAAGCTGAAGGAGAAGCTCGCTGCGGCCAAGAAGTCCGAGCAGGACTCCAAGAAGCCTCCTACCGCCGCTGAGAAGCGAAAGGCGGCGAAGGAAAGCGCGCAGTACCGCAAGGAACACAAGCAGGAGCTCAAGACGAAGGCCAAGCGTGCCGCGGCTAAGTCGGGTGGCTCCTCCGACACGAAGGGATCCGCAAGCTCGGACAGCGTCGCAGGGCTGAAGAAGCAGATCGCAGCGGCAGAGAAGGAGCTTTCTGTCGCCAAGGCGAAACAGAAGGCTCTGGCGTAAGCCACGAAGAGAAGACCACGAAAGGACTGTCAAAATGGCAGTGAAGACGAAGGCCGACTTCAGTGGCTACGTCACGAAGTTCGGCATCAAGTGCTCCGACGGCCGGACGATCACGTCCGACGCCTTCAAGCACCAGGACGGGATGCAGGTCCCGATGGTGTGGCAGCACCAGCACGACGATCCCGACAACGTGCTCGGCCACTTCGAGCTCGAGCATCGGGATGACGGCGTCTACGGCTACGGGTTCTTCAACGAGACCCCGAAGGCCGTCAACGCCAAGGAGCTCATCAAGCACGAGGACATCAAGTCCCTCTCCATCTACGCCAACCAGCTGCTCGAGAAGGCCTCGAGCGTCATGCACGGCGTCATCCGCGAGGTCTCTCTCGTCCTGGCGGGCGCCAACCCCGGCGCGTTCATCGACAACATCGAGCTCCAGCACGGCGAGGAGACCATCGTCCTCGACGACGAGGCGGTCATCTACACCGGTCTCGAGCTGGAGCACGAGGACAAGTCCGAGTCCACGGCCGAGCACGCCGACGGCGAGGACACGACGGTGCAGGACGTGTACGACTCCATGACGGCGGAGCAGAAGGAGGTGGTCCACTACATGGTGGGCGCCGCCATCGAGGCCGTCAAGGAGGAGAAGTCCGGCGGCGAGACCAAGCAGTCGGCGACCGACGACAACGACGACGAGAAGGAGATCCGTCACATGAGCCGCAACGCCTTCGAGGCCGAGCGCGTTTCGACCGACGAGAAGCCGGAGCGGCACGTCCTCTCCCACGACGCCATCAAGGGCATCGTGCAGGACGCCAACCGCCGTGGCTCCCTCAAGGAGGCGGTCGAGCACTACGCGCTGCAGCACGGGATCAACGACATCGACACGCTGTTCCCCGACGCGAAGAACGTCGACAACACGCCGCAGCTCGACATGCGGCGCATGGAGTGGGTCAAGTCCGTGCTCAACGGCACGCGGCACAGCCCCTTCACGCGCATCAAGAACATCGTCACGACGGGTCTGACGTACGACTCGGCGCGGGCGAGGGGCTACATCAAGGGCACCCTGAAGAAGGAGGAGTTCTTCGGGCTGACCTCGCGAGTCACCACCCCGGCGACCGTGTACAAGAAGCAGAAGCTGGACCGCGACGACATCATCGACATCACCGACTTCGACGTCGTCGTCTGGCTCAAGGGCGAGATGCGCCTCATGCTCGACGAGGAGCTCGCCCGCGCGGTCCTGATCGGCGACGGTCGGGCCGTGGACGACGAGGACAAGATCAAGGACCCGGCGGGGGCCAACGAGGGCGCGGGGATCCGGGCCATCGCGAACGACCACGAGCTGTACGCGGCGACGGTCTACGCTCCGGCCGACTTCTCCGACGACGCGGGCAAGATCGCGTTCGTCGAGCAGATCATGCAGGACATGCGGTTCTACAAGGGCTCCGGCTCGCCGACGTTCTACACCACGCTCGGCGTCGTCAACTCCCTCGTCCTCGCGAAGGACGGCATGGGCCGCCGCCTGTGGCGCACGAAGTCCGATCTCGCCACCGAGATGGGCGTCGCCAACATCGTCGAGGTCGAGGTCATGGAGGACGAGGCCTACGCGGACCTCGTCGGCGTCATCGTCAACCTCTCGGACTACACCGTCGGCACGGATCGCGGCGGTGACGTCTCGATGTTCGACGACTTCGACATCGACTACAACCAGTACAAGTACCTGATCGAGACCCGGCTCTCCGGTGCCCTGACGAAGATCCGTTCGGCGCTCGTGGTTCGCCGTGCCCCCGCGGGCGCGACCCTCCGCACGCCGACCAAGCCGGACTTCGATCCGGACACCGGCGACATCACGATCCCGACGCAGACCGGCGTCACGTTCACGCGGACCGACACCGGCGCCACCACGGCGCAGGGCTCGACGGTCACCGTGCCCGACGGCGAGTCCCTCGAGATCC